CGCAGCGCAAAGAGGATTATGATGGCATCCCGGAGGATGTCGTGCTGCTGACTGCCGGCGTTGACGTACAGGACGACCGCCTCGAAGTCGAAGTGGTCGGTTGGGGCGCCGGGGAGGAAAGCTGGCAGATTGAATACCACGTTCTGTATGGCGATCCGTCATCGCCGCGCCTCTGGGCGCAACTGGATGAGATTATTCTGGCGACCTATGAGCATCCGATTGGCGAGCCTATGCTTATCCGCGCAACTTGCGTGGACTCCGGCGGTCACCACACCCGCGCTGTCTATAACTATGCCAAGACTCGCGCCGGCCACCGGGTGTTTGCCATCAAGGGTGTCGGCGGCGAGGGTAAGCCAATCGTGGGTCGCCCCAGCAAAAACAACGTCGGCAAGGTCCCGCTATACGCCATTGGCGTAGATACGGCCAAGGAACTGCACTATGCCCGGCTAAGAATTGACGAAGTCGGCCCCGGTTACTGCCATTTTCAGGCAAAACGGGATGATGAATACTTCCGGCAGTTGACGGCGGAAAAGCAGGTCATCAAGTATCACAAGGGTTATCCGACCAGAACTTGGGTCAAAACTCGCACCAGAAACGAGGCTCTGGACGTTCGTGTTTACGCGATTGCTGCCTTTCACATATTAAATGTGAATATGGATAGCATTGCTCGCCGCTTTTATGCTAATGTGGAGCGTAGGGCGGAAGTTGCAGCCCCGAAGGAGGTGGCGAAGCCGCATCCACTGGTAGGCCCCAAGCGGGCAAGACCAAAGGGCGGATTTGCGAATAACTGGCGTTGAGGGCTGATGGCTAACCTGTTCGACGAAAGCAATGCTCCAGAGGGCGAACCGCTTAAGATAGTGGTTGGCGACTTCATCCAGTGGAAGAAGACGGCGCTTGCCGAATCTTACCCGCCTGCAAGTTATTCCGCTGAATATGTGGCGCGTGTTTCTCAGGGTGGATCGTCGGAAATCAAGCTTCCCGCGACAGAGCGGGCCGGCTATTATCTTTTTCAGGTTTCGAGCGCCACTTCTGCCGCATTTGAGCCCGGCTTCTATCACTGGCAGCTTGAGATTGTCCAAACCGCCACTGGCAACCGCATCGCCGTTGAGCGCGGCGAGTTCGAGGCCATTCCCGATCTCGACAATAACGGCGCTGACCCCCGCACTCATGCCGAGATTATGCTCGATAAGATCGAGTCGTTGCTTGAGGGCCGTGCCGACAAGGATGTAAGCAGTTATAGCATTCAGGGGCGGTCGATCTCAAAGATGAGCATCGCCGATCTTTTGCAATGGCGCGATTATTATCGTAAGGAAGTGTCTAAGGAGCGTCGGGACAATGCAATTGCTCTCGGAAAGCCGACCAAGACCACGATGAAGGTGCGATTCCTATGAGCCTTTGGCGAGAGATTTTGGGGCTTCCGCAAAAGAATAGCGCATCTCCCATGCGTAAGCGCGCATATCATGCTGCTAACACGGGTCGCTTGTTCGCTGACTTCATGGCCTCTAGCAAGAGCGCCGACAGCGAATTAAAGCCCGATCTTATCATTATGCGAAACCGCGCCCGCGCGCTGGCTCGCGATGATGTCTATGTAAAGCGGTATCTTGGCCTTCTTGAAACCAATGTGGTTGGCGATAAAGGTGTGACGCTTCAGGTAAAGGCGCGCAACACTGATAATAGCCTTGATGTAATCGGCAACAATATCATTGAGAACGCTTGGTTCCAGTTTGGACTGAAGGGTAACTGCACGGCTGATGGTCGGCTCTCATGGGTTGATCTTCAAAAGTTGGTGATGTCCACAACTGCTCGCGATGGCGAGATTTTCGTGCAGATTGTCCGCAATCGTTCTTTTGCGCATGGCATAGCATTTCATCCGGTCGAGCCAGACCAGATTGATGAAATGAAGAATGAGCGCCTCAGAAACGGCCATGAAATTCGCATGGGCATTGAGGTCGATAGCAATCAGCGTCCGGTGGCCTACTGGGTTAAGCCTCGCCACCCCGGCGATTACGACTTTTCGTCAATCAGTCAGAATCCATCAGTTCGCATTCCGGCCAAGGACATTATCCATGTCTACAGGCAGGAACGGGCCGGACAGACGCGTGGCGAGCCTTGGATGGCGCCCGCCATGAGCCAGCTAAAAATGCTGAACGCTCACCGCGAGGCTGAATTGGTTGCCAGCCGCATGGCTGCATCAAAGATGGGCTTTTTTACGTCAGATAGCGGAGAAGATGCACCCGCTGATGATTATGATAACTCCGTTCCGATTATTGATGCTGAGCCCGGTACGTTCCATCAACTTCCCGCTGGTGTGGACTTTAAACCGTTTGATCCGACGCATCCGGCGACTGCCTTTGCTGAGTTCCAGAAGGGCATTCTGCGCGGGATCGCATCTGGTCTGGCGGTTTCCTATGCCAGCCTTTCGAATGACCTAGAGGGAACTTCTTATAGCTCGATCCGCCAAGGAGCGCTGGAAGAGCGTGACGCCTATCGGATGATGCAGCAGTTCCTGCTCGATCATTTCATCATTCCGGCGTACTCAACATGGCTGATGCACGTTATGGAGTTTGGTTACATCCCGATCCCAGCGGCTCGCTTCGATAAGTTCTTCCCTGCCACCAGCTTCCGTCCGCGTGGTTGGCAATGGGTCGATCCGCAGAAGGAAATTAGTGCTGCTGTGCAGGCTATGCATAACGGCATTATGTCGATGCAGGATGTGTCAAACCAATATGGCCGGGACATCGAGGAAACATTCAGCCAGTGGCAGCGCGATCAGGAACTGGCAAGCCAGTTTGGCCTGACACTGGCTTTCTCGCCGTTTGGCGGCAATGAACAGGCGAAGGGAGCAGACGTTGTCCAGCCTCAAGCCGACTGAAGGCATGAAAGAAGAGGCCCAGCGCGGCCTCGATTGGCGGCGTGAGTTCGGTCGGGGCGGCACTGAGGTTGGCATTGCCCGCGCCCGTGACATCGTCAACGACCGTGAGCTTTCGCCTGAGACAGTGAAGCGGATGTACAGCTTCTTCAGCCGCCATGAGGTGGACAAGGAAGCAGAAGGTTTCCGCCCCGGCGAAAAGGGCTATCCGTCGAACGGTCGCATTGCTTGGGCACTCTGGGGCGGTGACGCTGGGTATTCGTGGTCAAAGGAAAAGGTTGCCAGCATGAAGGAAGATCGCGCTGCGCCTGACGCGCTAAAGGTTGGCGATTTCGTCGAATGGAATTCGTCTGGCGGCAAGGCCCGTGGTCAGATCGAGCATATCATGCGCGAAGGCACTCTTGGCATCCCTGATAGCGAGTTCTCGATTGAGGCCACCGAGGAAGACCCGGCGGCTCTAATCCGCATCTATCGGGATGGCGAACCTACCGAAACGCTGGTTGGGCACCGTTTCTCGACGCTTACCAAGATCGCGGCGATCCGTTCTATTGACGAAATGCGTCCCTATCCCAATGAACACGCTGCCCGCCTGAAAGACCCCAGCAAGTACGAGAGCTTCCGCCGCAAGAACAATGAAGGCGGCGAAGGTATCGACTTCATTTATGGCATTTTGCCAGAAGGTGGCAGTGAGCTTCAGGCCATTCGTTTTGACAAAAATCGCTTTACTCCGACTGAAGCCAAGGCTTGGTTGATTGACCATGACTTTAAGGCTATACTGTTCGAGGAGGCCAGTGGGGAACGCGCCGTGTCTGAAGAGCTTGAAGAGCGGATGAAGGTCAAGGTTGAGGTCGAGATCGACAGCGATCCTGTAATCGACGTTGAAGAAGACATGGGTGAAGATGGCCCTGAGTATGTTTTTATCTCGGAAGAGGCCGACCGCAAGAACGTAGTCGAGCTTGAGCGTCGCGCCACCGACATGGATATTCGCGGCGTTGACGAAAAGAAGCGCACTGTAAGCATTGCCGTATCTTCGGAGCTTCCGGTCGAGCGATCTTTCGGCAGGGAAATTCTTGTTCATGAGGACGGCGCCATTGATATGGCCTTCCTCGCGTCTGGCCGGGCACCGCTGCTGCTCGACCACGATATGGAGCGCCAGATCGGCGTGATTGAATCTGTCGAACTTTCTGCCGACAGGGTGCTGCGAGCCAAAGTCCGGTTCGGGCGCTCTGCACTGGCGCAGGAAGTTTTTCAGGATGTTGTCGATGGTATTCGCGGAAACGTCTCCGTTGGATACCGCGTCAACAAAATGGAGCGGTCTCCGACTGACAAGGACGCGTATCTTGTCCGTTCGTGGTCGCCCCTTGAGGTATCTGTCGTTTCGATCCCTGCTGACCCGTCAGTCGGCGTCGGTCGTAGCGCGGCTGCTCTCGAACCCAAACCTACCGTTGAACCATCCATCAAAAAGGAGGCCAAAATGGCTGACGAAGTGAATCTGGATGCGGTTCGGGCCGAAGCTGCTGAAGCTGCTGCCCGCAATGCCGCCGCCATCATCGAACTGGGTGCGCGCCACAACAAGCGCGACCTCGCTGACGCCGCTATCCGCTCTGGCAAGAGCATCGAGCAGTTCCGTGGCGAATTGCTGGAAGTGATCGGCAACGACAAGCCGCTCGAAAATCAGGACATTGGTCTGAGCAAGAAGGAAGCCCGTGGCTTCTCGCTGGTTCGCGCCATTGCCGCCCTCGCCAACCCCGGCGACCGTCGTCTGCGCGAAGCTGCTGCCTTCGAATTTGAAGCTGGCGAAGCTGCTGCTCAGCGCTATGGCCGCTCGGCTCAGGGCATCATGGTCCCCGTTGACGTTCTCGGCGTCTGGAAGCAGCGCGACCTGAACACCTCGGACGACAACGAACTGGTTGCCACGAACCTGATGGCCGGCGACTTCATCGACGTTCTGCGTAACTCGGCTTCGGTCATGCAGGCCGGCGCCCGCATGATGCCGGGTCTGGTTGGCAACGTGGCGATCCCGAAGAAGACCGCTGCTTCGGCTGGTGGCTGGATCAGCACTGAAGGCGGCGCTTCGAGCGAATCGGAACCGACCTTCGGCACTGTCAGCTTGGTGCCGAAGACTGTTGGTGCGTTCACCGACATGACCCGCCAGTTGATCCTTCAGTCGACTCCGTCGGTTGAAGCTCTGGTTCGCGACGACCTGACGCAGGCGCTGGCTCTGGCTATCGACAAGGGCGCTCTGGAAGGCACCGGCCTGTCGGGTCAGCCGACCGGCATCCTCAGCACTGTTGGCGTCAACAAGCCGACCAACTTTGCTGCTGCGGTTCCGACCTTCGCTGAAATGGTGGCTCTCGAAACCGCCGTTGCCGAAGACAACGCTCTGATGGGCAACCTTGCCTACATCACTGACGCTGCCACCTACGGCGGTCTGAAGACCAAGGCCAAGGACGCTGGTTCGGGCATGTTCGTGATCGAGAACGGTCAGGCCAACGGCTACAACGTGATCCGCTCGCAGCAGTGCACCGCCGGGAACGTCTACTTCGGTAACTTCTCGGACCTGCTGATCGGCATGTGGGCCGGTCTGGACCTGATGGTCGATCCGTACACCGCTTCGACGAGCGGCACGGTTCGTATCGTCGCCCTCCAGACGGTTGACGTTGCGGTTCGTCACGCTGTGTCGTTCGCCTACAACAACGACGGCTAATTTGGTGAGGGGTGGCCGTTTGGAAGTCGCGGCCACCCCAATCCTTTGAGGAGGATATAATGGTATTGTCTA